CTAAACATTTTGATATAAATATTTTAGCCGGTGATCGTAAATTGATTTGTGACAACGTTACGATAGTTAAACAGGGTGATGAGATTACACAAGGCTCATTAACTTACTATGTTGTTAGCTTGGGTATCATTGCTCCTACTTCTGATGTACTGGCTTACATGCCACAGTTAAGGCTTAAATAATGCCATTGCTTGGGCGCGAGAAAGTCACCTTTGAATTAGAGGTTGGTATAAAAGAACGTATCAACACTAATTTAAAGGGTGTTTATCTTTCTGGTCTAGGAAATATGATTGCAGGCACTCCGGCTGATGAAGGGATACATAGAAATTCATGGTTCTTAACTGTTGGTGTTGCATCTAAATCAACAACCACAAGCAAAAACAAAACTGGCGCAAGCTCTATTCGTCAATTAGCAAAAATGCCGGCTGTTGTATTAGGTAAAAAGATATACTTCACTAATAACGCTCCTGCAATTAATATATTAGAATATGGCGGTTTTCCTACTCCAGTTAAACGAGGCTCTTATATTAAGTCATCAAAGAGTTACGAAATATTATCTATTAGAGGCTTTAGTAAGCAAGCCCCTAATGGGTGGGTGAGAGCCACATTAATAGCAATGAGAAATAAAATAAGGTCACTATGAGTTACTTTAAAACTAAGCAAGCTTTGATCACTCAGTTATTAGGCGCTTCAATACCTAATATAACTAGTAGTGATATAGCTTTTGAAAACAAAGATTTTGACCCAGCAAATAAATCATTGTGGTTAGCCTGTTACTTTATTCCTGCAACTACTGACTCTATGGGTAAAACATCTGCATCAAGTGATGAGCAGCGCGGAGTATTTCAGGTTAGCGTATTTACATCATTAAATAATAATGACTACGACAACGCACAATTACAAACAATCGACTCTATTTTATCAGCATTTCAATATAACTCATCAACAGTGTATAATAATCAAAAGGTTGATATTTTAGAATCAACAGTAAACAACGGTACAGAAAACGAATCATGGTTTAAGCGTGATATAAGCATTAATTATTTAACATTCTCAACAAGGTAGAAAATTATGAACGGTGAAATTAACGGCACTAACATTGTGCTAGTAAACGGTACGGGTGCAATAGCTGGTCAAATGGAGGGTACACTTACCTTTAACGGCTCACCTATTGATATTTCAAACAAGTCATATGCTGACAATGTGACCTTGATGGATGCAGAATTGGCGGGTAAGCAATTACAGTTTTCAGGAACTATTGTTTATAACGATGATACTCAATTCAGAAAAGTACGCGCAGACTCTTTGGTTGGTACGCAAGATAATTACACAATAACTTACGTATCAGACGCCACCACTGACGAATCATTCACAGCAGCAATGGTGCCAAACGGTTTAAGTGACGCGTTACCTCAAGGTGATAAAGTCTCAACAAGTATTACATTCTTGTCGTCTGGCCCTATTACTCACGTACCGGCTGTGACCTAATGGAAATACACCTAGCTTATAAAAAATACCCTTACAAGTTAACATTAAATGCTTGTAAGGTTTTTTTTGAACAGACAGGTTTAGACCTTCAGACTGTATTTTTAAAGTACATTAGCGAAGCTGCAAATAGTAAAGGTCTTAGTATTGCTGACAGACTTATAGCATTTAGTGAATTATATTCGCGTGACATTGCGTGTAAAGCTATTCACTGCATGATAAAGGAAATGGATAAATCTATTCCTATGGCTGAAATTCATGATGGTACTTATCGTGTCGGTTGGATGGCAAGTGATCGTGATGATGATTTATCAGAACCTTGGGCTATGGTAATGGTTACTACTGCTTTTCAGGTTCACGAGTATTTCATGGAAAACCTACATGTAAAAAAGTCGGATACCTCGGAGGCTTAGCAAAACCAATAACTGAGCATGAATTTGATTATTGGGGTTGGTGGAAAGTATGCGTAAATCAATTAAGCATATCACCTACCGAGGCTTGGAGATTAGACTTTGTCGAAGTTAAGAAGCTATTAGGCCAAGAGGATAAGACCATGGATTTATCGGTAATGTTAAACTACGAACGTGCTGCAAACGGAGCATCTAAAGAATGGCTACAGAAGAATTAATAGTATTACTCGATGCTAAGACTCAGAAACTAGACGCTAAATTAAAGGCTACAGACGCAAGGCTTGATAAGCTAGATGACTCTGTAAAAAAGGTCGATACAGACTTTAAGAGAATGGCTGCGACAATGGCTACTGGTGCAGGTATTGCTGCTGCTGCTGTTGTCGCACTTGTAAACTCTACTGTTACCTTTGCAAGAGAATTAGAAATAGCAGCAAGGCGAACAGGTGAGACAGTTGAAAACATGCAAGCATGGGCTTTCGCTTCTCAAACTGTTGGTGTATCACTTGAAAAGCTTGGTGATATTGGCAAAGATACCAACGAGAAAATAGGTGAGTTCCTAGCTACTGGCGGTGGTGGTTTCGTTGACTTCATCGATGTTATGAAAATAACAAATGCTGAAGGGCGTGAGCTAGCGAAAACATTCCAAACTATGTCTGGTACTGATGTACTACAAGAAATGGTTATGAGAATGGAGCAAGCAGGCGTTTCGAGTAATCAAATGTCGTTTGCCTTAGAAGGATTGGCAAGTGATGCTACCGACTTAATCCCGCTACTATCAAACTCTTCTGAAGAGTTAAACAAGTTAAAAACAAACTTCCAGGAAGTGGGCTCGGTACTGTCTCAAAACGATATTGATAAAATAAAAGAAGTTGGTATAGCCTTTAATCAGTTGGGTCACTCTTTTAGTGCTGGTGGTCGGCAGATGATCGCCGACTATTCAGAAGAGTTAATACTTGCTGTTGAGGTGATAACTACACTAGGCATAAGATCGTCTGAACTGTTTGATATTATCGCCACTGGTTGGGGTAATATTATAGAGTTAGGTCAAGCTGCATTAACTGATTTTGTTAACGGCTCTGATACTTTTGGCGCAGTGCTAGAAGAAAGAACGCAACTATCAGCCGAAGCTATGGAAAAGTTTGCATCTGATGCTACAACTACATTAGAAATCATAGTTAAGAAAGGCGATAAAATTGTAAGGGATAGTGTCAAGAATGATAAAATCGGTTACAAAGAAAAGTTAGATATATTTTCTAAGTACACGCAAGCAGCAAGTATTATTCAAGGTGCATTCTTTGAAGACAACAAAGCTATTCAAGCTGGTATTATAGTTGCCGATACTGCTACTGGTATTATGAGAGCCTTTGCAACTTCATCAAACATTTACGAGGCTTATGCTAATGCTGCCGTTGTTGCTGCCACTGGCATAGCTCAACTATCTAATTTAAAAAGCGCGTCTAAAGGTGGTGGTAATGTTTCAGAGGGTGGAGGTTCTCCTGCATCTGGCGCATCACCTGGACAACAAGACTTTCAAGAAGAAACTTCATCACTAGAATTAACTGACGCGAGCGCAGGCGGCTCACAAACAACTGCACTTTCATTTTCTGCTGATTCAGATGATCAATTAATGGATGTGATAGTTAGATTATTAAATGAAAGGCAGGCAGAGGGCCGCAACTAATGACTATAATTAACAACGTAGCAGCGGCAACCGATAGAGATGGTTTATCAATAACAACATCAAATGTATTGCTTAATGTTGTGCCGACTATTACCGACCCTGGCACTGGTGAAATTGCTGCTAATATTTCCGACCCTGACCACAGTTTAAATTATACTTGTGGCACTTCGGTAGGTGATTTCGCTGTAAGTTATGGCGCACAAACTAATATTAGTTACGTTGCCATATCAGGGCATACGGCAGCAACTCCAGCACAGGCAACCATTGAACTGTATAATGGAGTAACGTTGATTGATAGCGTTGTGTTGCAGCGTAATAACAATGTTATGTTTACGTTTCCTGCTCAAGCATTCCAAGACTTAATAATTAAATTTGTTACTGTGCCTAATAACTATCAAATGACTGTTAGCTTTATTGCAGCCGGTGAAATTATTACACTATTAAAAGGTCAGCAAGCTGGATATGCGCGTAACTGGTTAAACCGTCACACAACACAAAGAACAGCAAGCACTTTGGAAGTGGGTCCAATATCATCAACACAAAGAGCTAAGGCTTTAAAGGCTACTTTGTCGATGCCTAACGAGCTAGCGGTATTTGTTGAGGGAACATGGCAGACATTTATAGACTTTAGTTTTGAGCAACCTTTCTTTATTAAAGAGTTTAAATCTAAGCCTGAGTCTACATATCTTTGTTATGATCCGATGCCGGGCGTTAAGTCTCATCCGTCAACACCTACTCTAGATGTTATTACTTTGAAATTCACAGCGTTTAACGGGTTATTTTAATGAGTACATTTTTAGCAACTCAAGACATGAGAGTACAACAGCACTTTGAAGTGTTCGAAATTGACTTACCTGTTATTACTGGTGCTTGTACCTTGGGGTCTTCTCAAGGTTTCGGCACTCCTTTAACTTGTGATCAAGCGTGGACTAATGAATATAAAACTTATTATTTCACTAATGAGAATGCGCCTATATTGCCAAGCATTAACGGCCAGCCTATTTACAGGTGTATAACTGCAATAAAAGAAACAACTACAGAGTTAAAGCCTGGTGATGGATTGTCAGCAAGGGGGTCATTAAATATAACATTTACTGATTTTACCAAACAAGACCCGAACGTTACCGCACCTGGTGTTACTGCCGAAGTTAAAAGCCAAGGTACATTTTTTGGCAAGTTAAATGCTAGGCAGATATTTGAAAACAAAACCGTAAGGCTTAAACTGTATCGTGTGCAACCTGATGGCACTGTCGATTTAGTTAACGGCGCTCAAACTAGGCACTATGTAGCTAATGCTTTTAAGTTAAATCCAAAAAGCGGTAAATGGTCGCTAGCTTGTAAAGATGTATTGTCACTAGCGAACTTAGATGAGAAGTCATGGCCGATAAATACAGGCGGTTTTGTTCGTCAAGATATTAATGATAGCGTAACCGTCATACCTGTTGACGGTGACACTGATTATTCTAGCGCTGTATTTGTGCGTATAGGTGATGAATTTAGCCAGATAGTT